TGGTTTTCTATTGATTACAACGCTTTTAGTGTAAATGGGTTTTATGAAATCTTTTGTATCCCAATAGTTGTAATTATTTGTATTCCATCCTATTGCGTAGCTGTCTGGCATATAACGATATTTAAAAGCTGATGTACTGTAAACCTTAACTACTCTGCCGCTATCTGTATAAGTTATTGTTTGATAGGGTACAGGCTCATTATCATTCATTCCAATAAAAATACCGCAAATAATTCCAAACATAAATTCAATCATTATTTACTTCCATTATTAATACGCTGTGCATCTATATATAATCTATTAAAGTCCATTGCCACAGAATCCATCTGGTAATGAATTGTTTTTAATAAGCTATCTGTACGCCATTGCTCTTGAGCAAGTTCTGCTCTTGATTTGCCAACTCGTATATCTTCACAAGCAGACAAAATAAAAGCCAACACAATTAATCCTATTGTTAAAACTTTGAGAAAAGGCACAGATATTCGTATATGTATATGCTTCATTAAAATTCTTCTTCTACTGTTAATTTAATATTATAAATCTCTGGTGCGACTTGTGTCATATCTAATGAGTTGTTAGCAAATCGTCCAAATATATGCTCACTCTCTGCGTTATCGCCTTCAGAGTCTTTATCTATTGAAAAAATAAAAGGCAAGTGGTTTCCGTTTGTCATGTTCCAGACATCAGATACAAAGTTATCATCTGCTGCGATAATATCGTATTCATCTGGCATAATTTCTGTATTATTTAAAAAGCTAAATGACATATCATATATTATACGTCCACCATACATATCATAACTATTAGATGCGGTTGTAAACGGCGATTTAGACGTGCTTGTTGCTGTTCTACCAAACGACTTTAAATTGCTAAATCTTTGCCCACCATGTGATTCTTGTAAATCGTTTAATCTATTATATGAAATCATTCTGGTAAGTTCTAAATCTGGTGCATGAGGCATATCAAAGTATTCGCCAATCATAATACAACCAACAAAGAAATCTGTACTGCACCACGTTCCGTTTTCTGCTACGCCTGTATTGGTTGTGTTGCCTTCAAATTGAATTGCCCAATATCTTAACGTGTTTTCTGCAAAACGTATTATGGTGCTTCCATCGGTTGCCGGTTCAATTACAACATCTTTATCATCTGCGGCAGCAATTGTTGTATCTCCATTAACAACCTCAACCATAGTGTCATTTGTCCAAGCAATATCTGCTGTGTCAGCATTGCCACCATTTAACGCAGTTATATCAGATGCTTCGTTTCCGGCAAATACTCTTATTTTACCAACAGATGAAACTAAATTATGATTTAATATTGCAATATATGACTTTTTAAATGTGGTACTTTGTGTATCAATTGTAATTAAAACGTGTCCGTCTGTGTCTGCACTTGTATCAAACGTACATTTGTTTAAAGGATTCATATCAAAAAGTTCTGCTTCTGATCCTGTTGTAAAAGTTCCCATAAACTTATTAGATGCGTTTGTTGCAGTTACATCAAAGTTTCCGTTTTGTGCTACACCTCTACTCATTAAATAATTAAGTAGATCGGGATAAAATCTTGGTGTGCCTATGTTCATATTTGCCATTTAAATTCCTTAAACATCTACATCGCCAACTTGAATACACTCAATATCGGCTGACGTAATTGATTTACTTATATCTGTTATTATATAAAACTTGTTTGTGCTTCCGTCATTGACCTCTGTGCCGTAAATTTTTGGATTTGTAAAATTTGTAAAGTTTACAATATCACCAATTTCAAGATGATTATATTTTGGGCTGTTTGTTGAAAATCTTAAAATGTTTTTTCTACTTTTCATTAAATCTTTATATGCAGCAGCTAACTTTGTTGCTGTTGTGTCATCTATTATTTGACTTGCAAGAATTTCAATTGTAGCGGGTTGGTTAAAACCATTAACTGTTGAACCTTGAGAAGTTGAGTCGCTCGATGTTGTTTCAGATAATGTTTGCTTTGCTCCATAATCATAATTGTATTTAAAAACAATTTTATTCTTAACAAGACTTAACGCTGTCTTTGAAACTTTATTTAAATTAATATCATCAAAATTTATTGTTGCGTCAACAGACGAATAATCGCCAGATGCTCTTAATGTTTTGATTTTAAACTTTCCGTCACCACTCATAAACACATATGAAAAAGTTAGTTTTGCAAGTTTATTTACAAAGTCTTGTGAATCAATAAATTTAAATTGTGAAAAAGCAAACTTTATATCTGCAACTGCATCAACATATACTGAACCTAAATTTCCGTTAGTCGTATTACCAGAAGCATCAAAAGTTTCAACATCTATTTCAATCCCTGTTGTTGATGAATCAAGACCTAATTCGTCACGCAAAACGCTTTCAATAATATAAATAGGATTTTCAATCAAATCATTTGCAGCATAACCGGGATCAGCAGAACCACCATTTTCAGAATTTCTTGCGTTTGAATTTATCGTATCAATCCAAGCACCATACTTTCTGCCTTTTCCAGAATAATATACATAATCAATTTTTGCGGGAACTACGATTGAAGGTTGTATTACATACGTATAAAATTCTTGATAACCTTCATAACCAACTCTTTCGTTATCGTTTCGCATTCTTTGAGCGTATCTGTAACCTTCAAATATTTCTTCTTCTTGGTATTCAATAATGTCGTCTAATGTAAAATCAACTCGCAAACCAGATTCATATATTTGTGCAGCATTATCATTGTTACCGCTTCCCGCATTCAATGTGTAAACAATAGAGCCTTCAAAATCCCATGCTTCTCTTTTTGCTGATGTGAAATAGCTTGAAGCATCTCGTTCTGTTTCTGCGTTTGTGACAGCGTTAGTTTCTGCGATTCCTGTTGAGCCAACTGTAATTGTAAAATTACCACTTGCACCTTCTGCTGTGAAATCTGTAACAGTTCCCCATTTTGTTAATAAATTTACGCCAGAGTATGTACCTAATTTATTAATCTTTGGAAATGCAAAAGTTAAACTTGTAACAGAATTGTTTGTTGTTGCTCCGTTTGCCAACCATTGTGCAACTGCCGAAAAAGAGCCATCTCCCACTCTTTCCTCGTTAGCTACTGATCCGCTTCCTGTTACTGATTCTGCTGCTAAATTAGACGTGCTTAATGGAAGATATACAGATGCCTCTTTGCCTCTAAAATCAATTAATGATTTACCATTATATGTTCCAGAAGTTGGAAGGCTTACTGCGTTATTAGCGTTTGTAAGTGTTGCATAGAAACCATCTATATAGGTATAAATATTCTCTGCATCTAATGTGTGTATTGCTTCATTATCTGCTAATGCTTTTGATTCTTGTCCTTGCACATCCCATTCATCTACAATAATTGCGGGAAATGCTCCTTTATAAAAATTATGCAACCTATCAAAATGACCTGTTGGAATAGTTCCAATATCTGTTTTAGCATGAAAATCACCAAATGCCATTGGTATAGGTTTCCCGGCATTTTTTATCTTTACTCCGCTATATGTTGATTCTGCAACTGTTGCTGTTGGCAGTCTTTTATGAAACTTTGTGCTGTTGTCTAATAATGATAAAACAATATTATTACGATCATAGTCCACTTCACCAGAAATAACACCTGTGCCAATCATTCGTGCCGGTGTGTCAAGGGTAGCTGTTTCGTTTGTATTTAAAAATAATTCCCATTTGCGATTTTCAAAGTTATTAGTTGCGAATAAATCGGTAAATCTTCCGCCTTTAATTGACTTATCATTGTTGAGCAATGTAACCGACATATTTGCAGTCGATGTTGTAAAGTTAAAAAAGTCTAATGATTGACGATACACGCCCCACGTTGCAACAATACCATAATAAATATCTGTTCCGTCTTGTCTGTGTCTGTCGCTTACGCCAACAAATGCAGATTCATCATTATAATATAGTTTAAGTACCCAAAATGCTGTTGTGTTTGAGTTTTTTAACGCATTAGTAAGGTCAGCATCAAACGATAACATCTATTTAGTAATCCTTGCTTGACCTGTCGATACTGCTTTGTTTATTGCGGGGATTATTGAGTTAGCTGCAAAATTACTATCTATAACACCCATACCACCAAAGTTTTGATTTATTGTTACATTTGGAGAGGGTGTTGCTTGTGTTGGTGATGCACCAAATAAAAATTTTAATCCAGTAGCTATAAATCCCATTGGCCCAGAAGTTGCAAATTGCATTGCTGCCATCGCCTCCTGAATGCCTTTTTGTATTTTCATTTGTGCAGTTATTAATATTTGTTGCGTTAACATTCTTTTAAAGGCATCTCCAACACTATCGCCCATAAGTGCAGACGTTGCTAAACTCGTTGCAGCTTGTGCAGTAAATTCCGCAAATCTTCGTGCTTCGTCTGCTGTTAATTGTACTGTTTCAATCATTTTTGAAGTGTTTACTGATGCATTTTTTAATTGTTGTGCTGCATCTTTTAATTCGTTTAGTACAGGTATTAAAAGTATACCAGATCGAGGAACATCGTTAATTAACTCTGTTAAGTCTTTTATACTTTGCTGTATTGTTAATAAATCACCACTACCGGCAATTTCTCTTGCTGTTGCTGCCATATCAGTCAAAATTTTTATATTATCTTTGCCAAGCGTTGCCAATTTTGTTTGATTAAATAAATCAGCAGATTTTTTTATAAACGAAGTAATTTTTTTAGTAGCACTAACAACTGCACCGCCAAACTCTGTTCCAAAGGTAATTGCAAGTTCTTCGGTAGCTGCTTTCATTACCTGTATATGGTCAGAAGCTGAAAGTGTTTCTGTTCCAAGCTGTCCTACTAAATTATTTGCTGAAGCCATTGCAGCATTTACAAACGCTTGTTTTCTTTCTTGATCTGATAATTGATTTACAGAAATTCCTAAAACTTCCGCATAATCTTCATTAGCTTTGTTTACGTCAACCATAATACCAAGATTATCAAGCATTAATTTTGATTGCCTTCCTAAACCTGTAACTAAAGATTCAACAGCAAAAGTTGTATCTTGTCCTAATGCTGAACCGAGCCGTTGTGCAACATCAAACATATCTGCCATTTGATCTTCTGAATCAGCAATACCCAAAAGCATAGCGTTATTAGCTTGTCGCATTAACTCCATTGAGGAAACTGTGCCGTCTGTTGCTCGTTGTAGTTTAGATAATGCCTGTGTAGAGAAACCAGATTGCGTTGCTAAATTTTTAAAACCTTTTTCTACTTTTTCAAATTGTCCCGCTAAAACAATCGATTTTTGTAAACCTGTTATTAATCCCCTAACTGCAAAAAAACCCGCACCCGCTTTTAACGCAGATTTACCTAAAGATTTAATGCTGTTATCGACACTACTAATATCTTGTTTGGCTTTTTTAGAACCGGGTGTTCTAATTTTAATATTTAAATTTTTATCAGCCATTTTCTTTTTTTGCCTTTTCTTGTGAACAAGCGTTTATTTCGTTATCTATAATTGTAAAACAATCTAATCTGTCAGATGAAATATTATCTAATTCACCAAGCGACACATTAAATCTGGTAACGTAATTGTATTCGGTAATCATCTGCATCATCCAATCCTCAATGAGAAGATTGCAATCTGCAAAAAATGGAACGGAATGATATAAGATTTGTCCGTCTGTATAATGTCCGTCTGGTTTACATATTTCATCTATTATGTTCCATATATCCTCGAGCGTTTCTACACGAACTGCATCGTGCTTGTAAGTAACAGGGAGCTTCGCCACAGTATAGGGGAGGCTTCTATATATATCACGCGGATCGGGTGTGCCAAATTGCAAACACCAAACCGCAAGGCTCAACCCCCTGAATCTTTTTTTGCCGGTTCAATACCAAGATATTCTAAAAATACCGCTTGTAATACTTGATCTACTTCTGGCATATTCATATCTTTAAAGTCATTTTCTCCTAAACCGGCTATTATACCTACCTTTTCAAGTACCTCATAATACGCTTCTACATCCATCTTGCCATCCCACCATACTTTTGCGTTTAGTTTGTGCAGTTCTCGTCTTTCTGCGTATGAACAATCTTTTATGTCCCACTCTTTTTTACCAACCTTTACAATCATGTTTGCCTCCCTAATTATTAAGTTGCTTTTATTGTTATTAATGCATTAGAACCATCAGCAGTACCTTTAAATGGTAGGTCAATAAATACTCCACTATCTGTGTTCGTATGTGTATAACCTGTGTACTTTGCTGTTGGTATATCAAAGTCAATTTCTGTTCCGTTTCCAATGCTAATATTTACAGAAGTTCCATCTCTAAAATCGTCAATTGTATCTGTAACATTATCATCTAATAACGCTGATAACGTACCGGTTACTTCAATCATACCTCCACGCATATAAGCAGAAGGTTCGTGACTTACTGAATTGACTGTTTTGTAGCCTACTCTTTGAGCCGGATTACTAATTGTTACTTCAAAATTATTGATTACAACGTCATCGCCACCAATGCTCATTGTTGTACAATCAAAAAATCCTCTTGTGTAATCAACAGCAGTTGCGTCTGCCGATGTGCCTTCTGTTCCAATTACAGGTTGATAGCCACTAAAAAACGTACCTGAAGCAGTCAATCTTCCTCCGTTTACTGTTGGATTTAGTGTAAGCGTCAACGTTTCTAATATGGAACTGTGCATCAATTTATCTTCGTCTGCATCTGGTGATGAAATAACAACACACGCATACTCACCCGATGAAGCACCTTCTTCATACGCAACTGTTCCCTGATTTCCTGTTATTGCTACTGTTCCAGAAGGGCTATCATCTTCAGATACCAATTGAAGCAACATTTGAAGTGCTGCTTCGTTTTCAACTGCGTAGTCGCTAAACGACCATCTAAATACTCCGCCTTTGTATGTTGCGATATGGTCTGTCGGTCTTTGTACTCTTTGACCAGATCGTACAGCATCAGCAAAAGCTGAACCCGCAGAAGTGTCAATATCATTGATTTCTGGTGTTCTTATTTTATACAGCGTACCGGATACATCATTTGTCCCTAAAGCATCTGATTGTATTGAAACATAAGATTCAAATTGTTTTCCGGAATAGACTGTTTTGTCTAAACTTGCCATTATTTAGTTTCCTTTTTCTTTTTTATGATGTACCCGCCATCAACTAAACGTTTTGGTGGATTCTTAATTTCTACTTCTTTACCATCTTCTAACTTTTCAGCAACTTCTTTTCCAAGACCTTGCCAATCGTTAATTGCAGAAAATGATTGAATTTTTTTACTAATTTTATACTTCATGTGTATATTTCCGTAACTGTGCAATTAAAAGACACGTTTGCTCTCCATATATCAAGATTATCTTCGTCTTGTTCGTAATTAACAGATTCAACACGTCCATCGTGATACTTATAAACACCAGATGGAGAATAGTGTGAATTGTTATGTATTAATCTTTTTAAATGCTCTGCGGTACTTGTTAATTGCGTTTTTACGCTTCTGTATCCTCCACCCTTCATTAACGTATAAATAATATCTACTTCATACGCTCTCGATTGACCAGAAGCAAAATACTCAATCAATGAATCTTCTTGTGGATCAATTACAATCGATTGATTGCCTTTGTGTTCATCAATCACAGGAATCTGGAACTCTTTACGAATAATATCTTGTAAGGATTCTATTACGTTTTCATAGACTACGTTTGCGTAGCTATCTGAATCATCTGTGCCTGTTGCAAAAGTTGTACCTGTTACTGAATTCCAAAGTTCATGCGATTCTGCCCAAAGTGGTGATTGTATGTTTAAAGCCATTAAATTCTTTCAGCTTCAGCGTATTTGACTGCCATTGTTCTTGAATCAACTATACCACTTATCTCGAGTTCCCATTCATCGTTTATTGTATAGACACCGGGCGAAAAGCGTACTTGCATACCATGACCTACGTCTTGAAAACCACCATCAATGAATTCTGCATCGCTCGATTTATCAATCTTCAATCCTGTATCATCTTTCACAAATGTATCGTATTTCACGCCAGAAGCGGAGCCACTTGTAAAAGTTCCCGCTGTGCTTATAACAATCTTAATAACATCCCAATCAACTGAAGGTCTGCCTCTTACGTCTATAACACTACCTGTTGAGTTTGCATTAATAGATACTTCTCGTATTATACCAGAATGTTTTGCCATTCCTTCATCTTGCGATAAAGCGATTTGACCTGTGCGAACCATATCCAAGTATCCTGTGCCTTCTGGATTCATAGCCATTGCCATAAGCTCATCGCCCTTTTCTTTGTCAAAAGGTCTAACAAGATCAGCACACGCAATTATTGCCGTAGAACGCACGATTATTTCTGGATAGTCATTACCTGTGGCACTTGCAGTCCCAACGCCTTTACGAGGGTATATTGGGACAGGTAACACGTTTCTGCAAAGGTCACTTGCTTTTCGTACAGCTTCTACTTTTGTATCGTACCAATCCCTACCGGCTTCTATTACTGAACTATTAAGAAGTGACGTAGAAGAATTTTCTAAAAAGAAACTTAACAACCCTGTGCTTGTGTTATAATTAAACTCTTTATTTGCGTTTGGCGTATCTGTAACCGAAGTCATTTCTTCGCCATTATAGAATAGTTGTGTCACATATCCGGCAGAATAAAGATAATATAAGTCTGTTGTTCCAGATGAAACCCAATCGCTTGGCACTACACGTCTTAAATTGTAGTTATTAATATCCGGAACGATATATTGCAAGTCTGTGTTTGTGTCGCAATATGTAGCTTCGTATGTACTCATGCTTTGTGTATCCTGTCATTTAAATCATTAATATTGACAATCATTGGCTGATCCATATCTTTAATAATACTAATTAAATCAACCAAATCTCTAAAATACGCCTCCGGATTGTCTTGTAGTGTGTTCAAGTCAATTTCATTTGCTATCTCTTTAATATGGCTTATGGTTTCGGGTACGTTCACACTCGTATTGCCCTTCTAAACCAACCAAACCAATACTTCTCTTGTGTTGGCTTTTTTATTACAATGTTGGCAAACTTTAAAACTCTGTACGCTCTTAATCTGTCTGGTTCTAAATTCTTCGATGCACTAATTGTTGCAACGCCTACTCTGCCATCTACTTTTATTTTATAGGTGTTCTTGCCATTACACGCCTGTTGTAATACTCTCGCAGCACCTCGCATACCAAAGTTTACAACCATATCAAAATATACTTCTCGTAATTGATTAGATAGTTGGTCTGCCTTTGAAGGAGTCCAATAATCTTCGTAATAAATCTGTTTGGCTTCTTCACGTGTTAGGTTTTTAATATCTAAATCTGGATATGCTCTTTTAGATATACCCATATTAGTTTCACCACCCGGATCGTCTTTGTCGTTTACGTATCCGCCTTCAGATTCTAAAACGTTGTCAATTATTTCTTCGAAGGTCATTTCCAAGCTATCTTTAGTAATGCTCCCATTACGTCCAAAACTTCTTTCATTATTTTTTTTCGTTCTTCGTTGTCAAGTTTACCATCATCAGCATACGCCTCTTGAAGTGCTTTGAAAACGTCTTTCATTTCTGCAACCATCTTCTTGTATTTCATGCCAACAAATGTTGCACCACCGGCAACCATTATGCCCATAAGATACCAGAAATTTGTCCAATTGAACCAATCACTCATTATATTCTCCCTTTAAATAGATAAGAGATAAACCCGGCAAAGACAATACTTACAACTGAACCAACGCCCTTAATACTTGCCATACTGCCTTCTAACGATCTAACACGTCCATTCTGCAATTGAATCTCAAGTTTTGTATGCGTAGCCTCTTTATGGATTGCTTCCATTTTAGATTCTATCCTTGCAAGTCTATCTACAACGTCAAGCCGGTATTCATCTACTTTTGGTTTATTCACTTTTTTTCTTTTTTTGCTTTATCAGCTTTTTCTTTTTCAGCGGTTTCATAACCATTGATTAAGAAATTAACTTCTGCGATCCTCATGTTAAGATTTTCACGTTCTGTTTTTAGCTGTTTAATACGTTGTTCAAACATATTGCCTCCCTATTTATTATTCAGATTCTTTTTTATCTGCTTCTTGTTTATCAGACCACGCTTTTTTAACTGCATCAGTCCAAAATGTATCTGCCATACCTTTTACTTCATCAGACTCACTTGATACATCCATATCTGGACTGTAAACTTTGCGACTATATGAATAAGATATTTCTTTACCATCTTCCATTATCGAAGTTTTTTCTCTTTCTTGAATATGTTTGTATTCAGTTCTGATTTCGTAATCGTATGATTTTTCTTTACTTAAAGCCATTTTTTACTCCTGTTTTTCCATTTAATTATCCAATTAAAAATTATACTATATAAGATATGCAAATTTGACCTTCAATAGTTGCATCAACATTATCTGCTTGTAAATATGTTTCGTTAGCATTTCCTGTATTATGTATCTGTATAAGTACATAAGCAGTATTTGCAAAAATAATCGGAGTTATTTGCGTAGCAATTGAAGTAGAGCCATATCTGTTTACAGTAATTGATCCCGCACTTACGTCAGCACTGTCATCTAAACTATTATTTGATGTAAAAGGCATACTAATTCTTAAATCGCCGCTACCGCTTCCACTACTTGTTTGGAATTTACCTTGTACAGTAACCATTCTGCCAATTTTTGTATATGCTAAACTTTGATTACTTGATTCTAAAGTAAAACTTCCACTTGTTCCTCCCGTAATTGCGGTAGTATGTATACCTTCTTCATAATCATCAAGGGTGTGAGCATCTGTACTTGCAACTGTATTATCAAATCGTATTCCACAACCTCCTGCCATTTCAATACCATATAATGCACCATCGTTTTGAATATACATTGCTCTTGTATTATCAGCATCGGCATGGTCATTTATAATTTCTACAAGATTTCTATTACTACTATCACCAGTATTAGAATATACTCTTAATGCCTCTCCACTTGTTAATGCATCACACACAATATTAACAGCGGGAGTTGTAGTATTTTCGGCATCAATAGATAGAGCATTTGAGTTTGCGTTTTGGTCTATTACAACTGCCTCACAACCCGCATCTTGTTGAATATTAAGTACAGTAGTTCCCGTTGCAGAAGCATGGTCGTTTATAACTTGTACAAGTTTTCTTGAGCTTGTGTTGCTTGAATTTGAATGTACTCTTAATCCCTCTCCTGTTGTTAAACTGTCTAAATTTGTAAGATTTATAATAGGATGAGTAGTAGATGCAGGACTATCAACTTGAATTACCGGTTCTGTTGTTGCTTCAGAGTCTATATTTATTGACATTGAATTATCATCTTGATTTATAAATAATTGAGAATCATTTAAAACTAAATTATCTGCTGAAGTATCCCATGTCATATTTGAACTTGCTGTATCGCCATAAAAGATTACATCATATCCTTGATCGTCTGCACCAACTGTAACTGTGTTGTCAATCTGTACTGCACCATCAATATCAACTGCATCAAGATTAGCAGTACCATCTACATCAATACTTCCCGCTAAATCAATATCACCTGTTACAACTAAATTATCATTTACAGTTGTTTCAGAAGTCGAATGTCCAATTGAAATTGGTACTCCAGATGTTGCCGTTCCAATTGTAATTCCGTTGGAGGTGTTTGAATTATCAATATTTAATGAAGTTGTTGCATCTAATGAAATTGTTGTTCCATCAACTGCCAATGTTCCGTCAATATCAGTATTGTCAAGATTAGCAGTACCATTTACATCGATATCACCTTCAAGATCGATATTGTCAGCGACAACTAAATTTCCATCTGCGACATCTAAAGCTGTTTGTCCGTTTGTTCCTGTAATTGTCAGTTTTTCTTCTGAAGCATCCCAAGCAAAAGAATCCCCTGCTGTTCCACTATAAAAGATTACATCCGCTCCACTTCCATCAGCACCAACTGTTACTGTTCCACTTAATTGTGCATTTCCAGATAAATCCAACGCACCATTCATATCAATAGTCGTTGCGTTTATTTCTATTTCTGTATCAGAAACTAAATCGAGTACACCATCTGCTGATTGGTGTATGTATGTTCCTGTGTCACCAAATTCTAAACGGTTGGTGCTTGACATCATCAACGCATCTGTTGCGATAGTGAAGCCAAAAGTTGTTCCGTTGTCACCGTCTTTAACGCTGACGTGAGTTGTAGAGTTACCGCCTCCATCACGATCAACGTGTAAAAGTTGCTCGTAACTTGAAGCGATGCTCTGTGCGCCTAAAGCTGCCATAATATTCTCCTTAAATTATATTCTGCCACTTGCGTTCTTCATTCGTCCAAGTGTC